ACTACGCAAATCATTTGCAGTCTTACCACTTGGCATATACTTAATCTGTATCTTACCTGTTTTCTTACCCATCATCTTGACTTTCATTTCTACATCATCAAGATTCTTAAATATTTCTCTAGTTGCAATTCCTGTAAGCATACTATCAATACGCATTGCTGTTAATGCTTCAGAAAGTTCTAAACTGATATAAACAACATTAAGTCCTGCTAAACTCCAGTTTACACCCAAGTTCTGCAAAAACAAACTCTTACCTGCACCAGAACCACCAGCAAAGATTGTAATTTCACCTTTGTTCAATCCGCCATATAACTTTTGGTCAATGTGTTTCCAACCTGTACTAGTTGCACCTGCTTGACTTTTGATAAACTGCAATCTCTCTTTGGGATTTTCAAAATAGTCTAATCCTAAATCTTTTACTAGGCCCACTTGGCTTGCATCTTTAATTTTACCTTCTACAGCACCATAGTCTTGTTTTTCCAACAAGTCAGTGCTGTCTAAGATTGCTTTCTCTAATGCTTTGTGCCTACAGAATCTTTCAAAACTGTCCAAGAACCATTCTATGTGATTATCAGTTAGACCATCAATTCTTTCAAGTTCAATTTTTGTTGTAGCACTGATTTGGTCAATAGTAGGAATACTGCTGTACTCACTAGCATGTTGTTTTAAAAACTCCACTGTGTGTTGAAATTTCTTATTAAACATGTAAGGTTCAATAATATTATTAACCCTCACAAACAATTCAGGGTCTGTGATTAAGAAATTTAAAAACAGTTGTTGTACTTCTTCGTTGTATTCTATATTATCCATTCTGCTTATTTAACTCTTTAAGAATTCTATTGTATATTAATTTATGTCCTTTTTCATTAGGATGTCCATCGTCTTGGCTGACAACATTCTGTTCCATCATATATGTCATAGGCATATTTGTCCATTTGTTAAAATTCATTTGTTGTAACAATGCTTTTTCTACTGCAAGTAATTTGAGATTTAAATCATATGAAACATTCCAATTAGTACTAGTGTGGTTTAACATATTAGGGCAAAAGTTTTCCTTACTCATACTAGTAAACACATATTTAATATTGTTGTTTTCTAAAAAATGTTGCATTGTAATAACGTTTTTAAGGTACTCTATTCTAAAATCTTGTAAAGATTTATTATACAGTGCATCATTTGTTAATCCTTCAGAAACTTTACTATAGGATTTTAAGGCACTTTTTAAAGAAGCCTTATCAGGATCCATATGTTTGAAGTCGTCTGTGTGCCAACCATAAGTGTTTTCTGCTGAGTTGCAATAGTTTACCCAATTATCAATAAATTCTGAAAAACGTTCTGTTCTGTATATGCCTGTCCATTGTATAATCACAAAATCATAATCATTGCATTGCAATTCTTCTAACGTTGTTCTCAATATTTTATTGTTACTGTTTCCGCCTATTGCTAAATTTGTAACTTCATAATCCTGAGTGAACTCATTTGCCCAAGTAAATTGATTTTGGTTATTAAGTAATCCTGTATTCTCGTCATGGATTACATCTGTACCGCCTGTAAAACTGCAACCATTAATCAAAATCTTCATAACATCTTTGCCTGTACTTGTATTTTTATTTTATTGTCTGTTGCAAACTGTACAATACTGTCTACAGTAAGCAATCTTCCATAATGCTCGACAGCATCAGCGGCGTCTTTAATGTCTGCTTTCCAAGGAGGGAAACTAACTTCCCAACCTAATTCAACGGCTTTTTCAATTAAGTCCTTGCCTGCATCATCTCTGTCAGGACATAATATAACACGTTTATTTAATTTGTCAATGAGATGTGCTTGTTCAGTTGTTACACCATTACCCAGCACACTTATACCATCAACAAGTATTGCATCAAAGACACCCTCTGTTACAATTACAAAATCTCTGTCACTGTCTACAAATCTATCTATATTGAACACATACCCACTCTGCATATTTAACAAATATTTTGCAGTTTCTTTGTTTGGTGGATTTACATGTCTACCAGTCCAACCTACAAGTTTATTATTATATAAGAAAGGCACAACCAACCTAGCATTATACATGCTGTCATTAAAATGCATAAGGGGGAATTTGCCAAGTAGACCACGTTGTTTTGCATACTGTTTTACTTTATGGTCATCATCTAAGTGTTCTACTAGACTGCAATCATCTGGAAGTTGCACTTGTTTAAATTCAGCCGCACTGTAAACATAACTGTCCAACTCATCTTCAATCTCTAATTCTTCTCCATGTTTCATCAGATTGAGAACCACAGTGTGAATATCTTTTGTGTTCACACCAAGTGCTTCTGCTAATGCTTTGTACTTTTGTCCTAATCTAGGACTTGGAGACCAGCCTGTTGTAAAATTACAATTAAAACAATGATAACTTATTTTGCTGTTGGATTGAATAACACCACCACGTTTACGTTTGTCATTACACATAGGACAATTGAATGTGGTCCATCCGCTAGGAGTCTTGCCACTCTGAATAGGCAAGTTGTCCATTAACAGTCTATGTACCTGATCTACTAGTTCATGATGATGCATAAATTTATTATAGCATCTTGGATTTAAAAGTCAACTAGTTTCTGAGCAAAATTTTATCTACAGAACCAGATGTTTTGTTAAATTTCACTCTTAACCAATTAGTGTTAATCACAAAGTTAAATGGATCAACTCCGTTGAATGCTGTTGTGTAAGGAATTTTTACTTGTCCAAAGTCACCTTGTACATTGATGTCGTACCAATCACTTTCTTGGTTTGGTGATGATTCTAATGCACTACCTTGCACAAAAACTTCTCCCACAAAATCTGTCATATAAAAAGCCACAGTATGTCTACTGTGTCTAAAGTTTTTGTCCTGGTTTCCGTACAATGCTGATGTAACAAATGTATTTGCCGCATCACCTAATTCTGTATTTGCTGTTTGAGTAAACGTTGTAGCACTCTGTGATGCAACTGGTTCGTACTCTAAACTACTTCTAACTTCTAAATCAGTGATTATTCTGTCGTTTTGATTTGCATATAAAGGTGATTGTGTTTGACCACTATCTGCACTTTCTGTAATAGATATTTGATAAAAACCTGGAGTTAAGTCTGTCATATCTCCAACATTTAAATTTAATCTTGCTTCGCCTGTTGTTCCACTGTTCACAAGACTTAACTGCTTGAACAAAACTCTTCTGCTAGTGTTTGGATTAATTACACTAGCATACAGTGTCTTTGAACCTATGTTTTGCAGTACTCTGTCTCTATTTCTCACATAAAAGTTCAATTGATTATTCAATCCTTTATGTACAACTAATTTATTCTGATTCATTGGTCTATTATCCACGTTTATACCGTCCGCACTAAGAACTAAATCTACGGACTGGTTTCCTAAAATATATAATGTATGTGCTGTTCCACTTGACATAATCTATACCATTATTATTACAGTATTTATCTATTTGCCACATAAATATCTTTGATGACTAAAGAAGAAGAATTACGAGAAAAATTCCCTTTCCTTACCGGTTTGCTTTTTGGCGACAAAGAGTTTGTTGGTATAGTGCAAAACCAAGACAAGCATATCATAAGTTTCTACGATATAGAACGTTGTAGGAACGAACAAGACAAAAAATTAATGTTAGAATACGGAGACCTGTGGTGGTGGGAAAGTAATAGACAACTGCCCATAGATATTTTTCTATTTCAAGAAATGCAAGATTTACAGTATACACTTAGAACATTTATGCTAAAAGAAACAGAAATATTGTTTGGTCCTGTAACAAGTATGCAGAATATTTTAAAGAAAAGAATAAAAAGAAGAAGTATTCAATTGGTTAAAAAGACTGACTAAACCTTATCCACCAAAAGATTCAATTGAACCACAATAACCATTGCATATCCTATTGCATGACTTTTCTTAAAGAAGTAATCATCAGTCTTTTCCCATACTTCTTTTTCAATAACTTCCCAAGTGTTTCCAACTAGATAACGTTTACCTGGTCTAATCATGGCTAGTATCATTGCAAGTTGTTCAACACTCTTAGGAGGATGTTGCTTGATGATGTTGTAATGATTGCTGATATGGAATAACTGTTTTACAATTTCCTCATGCTCTAATAATTCCCACATAGGCTCTTGTGCTAACAGTCTATCTAAGTGTGCTTCACTTTCTATATCAGCATACACACCATTATTAAGAAAGTCAACTTTGAAGTAGCCAAGTTCTTCTGCTTCTTTGTGGTCAATGGTACTATAACCTTCAACAGGAAAACTTGGAATAGGTTGAAAATAAACACCAGTATTGTGTTTATCAAATCCTTCTTCCCTTTTGATGCTGGCAGGTATATGGTCAACCAATTTCAAGAACTGGTCTCTGTCTGCCATATCAATATCTACATCAAAGTTAATCTTCATTATTTGCCTTTAATTTTATTCAACATTACTTGTGCATTATACAACTCTTTTAATGCATTGTCATCCTCTAAATCTTCCACAACGTCAAGTAATGCTTTTAACTTTTTTACAGTGTCCTCATCTAATGTGGTATCACCTATTTTGAGGTCAGGTGTGTTCCATGCATCAATAGTCACAGTGTTTAAGTCTGTGTCAAAATATGAATCAACTGTGTCTAAGTCAACAGTCAAAGACGTGTCTTTACTCAATGTATAATCTGTTCCTACAGGATCTGTGAGTGTTATTGTTTCATCTATACCTGTGAGTGTGATTGTAGACATATCGTTAAGATAGTCCTTCATTTCATTCGTCATCGAATAATATACTCCATTTCATCAGTTTTTCTTTTTTAACTTCCATTCTATCTTTAATTTGGTCTTCCGTGACCAAACCACTCATCTTCAAGATTTCAATCATGGTCATAACATCACCAACTTCATCTTGAAGATTACGCAAATACTTTGTTTTGCCTTTACTACGAATCATTTTACTACATGCTTGAATTAATTCGCCACATTCTTCCATAGTAATGACTAACATTTCTTCACGTTTTTTCATATCTCTTTTTCTTTAAATTCCTCTGCTAGTGGAAAAATTTCTGCAATAACATCTGCGATTGCATGAGCAATTTTAATATGTTCTAATTGTGTGCCATTAGCACCACGCAATTCAATATAGTGAATCCAACTACGCAATGTACCGTTCACATACATGCGGCTCACAGTGTTTCCTTCTGGTAGCACTGCTCTTGCCTGCTCTTTGGCAATGCCGTTGTTTACAGCCCAAGTGTATGCTTCTGTGGCGGCATTTATAACTGCTTTCTGTTTGTCGTGCCATTTCTCTGCCAACATGTCATGTTGTGTTTTATTACCGCCTTTGCCCATATCAGACAAATCTAGTTCAATACTGTTTTGTCGATTCTTAGGATCTTGTAATCTTGCTTGTCTATATTCAAAACTGAGGTCTTGTGTTGGGTCTGCATAACGTTGACTGAACTCTTGAAAACTAAAACTTCTATGTCTAAGGATCTGCCTAGCAATATCTCTAGTAGTTTCAATTTCTATACATGCACTCACCATTTCAAGTGGGCTCCAATGTTTATGCTTCATCAAATACTTCACAAGTTTTTCACTTGTTTCTGTGTTGTTTTGATTTGCAGGGTTACTTACTCTCGCACAATATGCCACTAAGTCTAATGCAGATGCTTTGTGCATACTGTCATTAAGTGGTGCTTGACTATGGCTAATTAATTTTACTTTCATATTTTTGCATCCTTACATGCTTGTTTGATTTCGTTTACTTCTTCCTTGTTAGCAGTGAACAACTTCATCCAAAATGAAGGCTCAATGATATCTTCAATCATCTTAACTTGTTCACTGTTCAACCTTTTCAATAATTCATCGCCTGTGTTACTCAAATACAATACCCAAGGACTAACTTTTGCACTTCTTAAATCATGTACTGCTCTGCTAGGAGAAACTTCTGTAAAATAATCTTGCCAACTCTTGTCGTTGTTTTCTCCCCAAGAAGCAAGATAAACTATTGTTCTTTCTAATGCTTTTAGTCCTGGCTCTTTTCTTACATAGGCTTTTAAATATTTGTCGTACTCTTTATCTGTTCCCCACTGCTTTAACTTTACACCTGTTTTTATCAAATGTTCTGTGTAACGTTCCGGTTCTAACCATTCATTTACTTGACATGCTCTTCCAAATTTTACAAATGCTTCATAGTATTGACTCATAATGAACTCTTCTATTGTTTTAGGATTCTTTGCTGTTGTGTTAATCTCATAAAACAACTGGAAGGCTCTATGTGCTAAACGTATGTGACTCATTTCTCTATCAGCCCAACGTCTTTTCTTTACACACATATGGGCCGCCAGAGTTCTTTCACTCATAAAACTCTTACCGCACCATTTACATTCAACACTCATTTTTTAACTATGTCCTTAATTTCTTTATCTTCGTAACCATGTGCTAGTGCTAACTCCTTCAATGCATCATCATCATTCAAAGACAAAAATAGTTCTATCTCATCATGCTTCAAGTGAGGTAGAACTGTACTAACAAACTCTGCTCTTTTACTTTTCTTCTTTCTACTGTTAGGCGGTTTGATGTAAGGGTGATGTTGTACTTTACCACTACCAGCCGCTGTCATCAATAGCCATTGCAACTCAGGATGTTTGCTAACATCAGTAAACTTGTGATTTACTAATTCATTTACCATCCAAATATAGTCAGGTGCTTGAGAACCTTGCACACTACTTGCATACCTCATCATCATCCAGGCACTAAAAGCCTTTTTCTTTTCTGTAGAAAGATTGTTATACCAAGACTTATCCTTTTTGTCGATAGCCTTCATCACTTCTGCAAGTGGTATCTGAGGTTTTTTAGCCATTTACATTTTCCAAATATGTATTAATGTAGTATTGTTCACCGTCTGCTACAGTTTCGTGCCATTCCTTGTTTGCATTTTCATCGGCACTATCACTTATATATTTGTAACATTTAAAATCTACATTGTGGTATTGGCAGACTTTTGCAAGTGCATAAGCCTCCATGTCTACAACGTCTGCAGGTATCTCTAAGTTAGGGTCATTAACAAAATTATCACCTGTACTGCAAGTTAATCCTTGCCCAAAAGTAATAATTTTACTATCTTCTTCGAAGGGAGTCTGTCCTAATTCAAAACCAAACTCACAACACCTCATATCTCTTTGAACAAATTTTTTCATTTGATGTATACCAGCATCTACAGTAATACCTCCTGCTGTGCCAAAGTTCCAGACCCTTTTAGGATTGTGTTCTTTGATAACAGCAGATGCCACCATTGCGGCATTTACTTTACCAACGCCAGTATAAAAAACATTTTTCCACCTAGCCATAGCAGGTGCTTCTTCTTTTAACGCAATAAAAATTAAATCATTCATAATCTACTACACTATAACTTTCTACACCACAATAGTCAAGTAATTTTTTAGTTCCTTGCAAGAACTTTAGATCCATTACACAGGCATAGTATATTTCATCTGCTCCGGCTTTTTGTAATAGACCTACCATAGCATTTGCTGTACCGCCTGTAGCACTTACATCATCTATGATACATACTTTGGAACCATCTTTTAAGTTTACTGACTGTGGTATCTCCAGTGTTGCTTCTCCATATTCCAATGTATATGAGTAACTGTCTACTGGAGGAGGCAGTTTTCCTTTCTTTCTAGCCATTGTAAACGGAATACCTAAATTGTAAGAAACAGGAGCACCCCATATAAACCCTCTGGCGTCTGGTGCCACAATATGAGTAATACCAGTTTGTTTGCAGTAAGCAGTGATTTTATCTACAGTATATTGAAATGCTTTTGGATTTTCTAATATACTGCTGATGTCCTTGAACTGTACACCTTTAACAGGAAAATCAGGTACGTTGCGAATTATCTTTTTAAGATCCATTAATCAAAATATCCTTCTTCCTCTAAATATTCTACAGTATACTGATTTGGGTCATCTCTCCATCTTTTATTCATATACCCAACTTGTACTTCATAACTTTTACCCATTGTATCTGCATAATCATAATTAAGTTCTAATTCTTTTTTATCATAATAAACAGATTCAACTAGGTCTGCTAGATTACTTTCACAAGAACCAAAACACAATTTTTCAGGATCAAACTCTTCACCCTCTAAATCTAAAAAGCAAACACCAAAGTTACCTTTTTCCACACTCATAAAAGACAACACAGGAACATAGTCTTCCATATCATCTGGTATACTATTGTCAAAGTAACATTCTCTGCCATATATATGACTTGCTTCTCCTTCGAAAATCTCGTTGTCCCAGTCCCAATCATCTGAGCCATCTGCCGGAACTTCGTATACAGTCCAAGTACCGTCTGAAAAAGCACCATTCAAGTGTTCGTATTCATCACAGTCATGCCAGTATGTGAAATCCTCCTTGACTTCTGGTGAATTGTCATCTGGATTTTCATCTTCTTCAGCACCTTCGCCTGTGTTTAATACTTGTTCCATTAAATCATATGATTCTCTGTCTACCCAGTAATCAACAAAATCTTGAGAGATCTCTCCAACTACCATTTCACCGCCATAATTTCCAGGCTCAATTCTATAACGTCTTTTTGTGCCTTTTAATTTGTCAGTCATTTTCTCAATATCATTATCTAAACTCATAAATCCTCCTAGTCTAGTAAATGCCCAACGTCAATTTCGTTAGGAATTTTATTCGCTTCTTTCACAAAGAATGCACACTTAGGATTAGGTCCTGATTCTAAAGGTGCAACCAACATGTGACCGTTTTTTAATTTAGGGAAGAACCATTTTACATCTTGATAGATGTTTGTAATTTTAATTTCTTCACATTCAATCAACTTTCTGCCTAAAGGATTTAATGTTGCTGTTAGAAATCCTCTATTGTTTAAACTTGTTAAAGGTATAACTTCTATTCCGCTCAAATCTTCATCTGTGATTGCTATACTCCAATCCATAGGCATTTGAATTTTGTTATTGCCTATCTGCAAACAAATTGCAGGTGCATAGAAACTTTCTAAAAATATAAGAGGCAAAAAATAGTAATCCATCCACTCTGGATCTGATGTATCAAACACACAAAATCTGATATCATCTATTTCGTCAGGCACATGGTCTATTTCATATACGTCATTATCTACTGTTAATATTTTCATTTATACTCCACTTTAGTAACTTGGAACGGAAAACCTTGTTCTTTATAAAATGCTTTTCGTTTTGTTAGATGTCTTTTACTGTATTTTAAATTACTGGTAATATCAATCACATTCAAATAGTCTTTATCTTCTGCTTTTCTAATTCCACGTCCAATACTTTGAATAACACGAACAAAACTTTTGCCTGGCTCCAAGAGCACCAAGTTAAAAATTCTAGGTATGTTAATACCTACTGCCGCGACACCATATGTTGCAACTATTACTTTATTATCCATTTCGCTGACTTCACGATATTCTTTTTGTCTGTCAGAAACTTTCATCTCTCCACTTATGAATACCCAGTCAGGAAACATATCAGATAATATCTCTCCAGTTGCCAGTCTATCTATCAGTACAAGAGTATTACCCGAGCCACTTAAACCTGTGATGATGTTTGCAATCTCAGTAACTCTATCTTTGTCTGTTACAAGCCATTTAAGTTCTTGTGCATAGTTATTAAATCCTAATACACCATCTTGTAATTGTAAGATATTGATATCCAAGTTTGCTAGTACACCTTTTTCTTGTAACTCTTTACTGCTTAGATTTCCAATAACAGGACCTAGACTACACACACATCCAACTGCTTCATGTTCGTCTTTAGGAATAGTTCCTGTTAAACCCCAACGGACCGGTACATTTCTAAATGGTCCGCTTAATAAGTTACGGAGTACATCTGCTTTTGCTTTATGTACTTCGTCAACCATAATACAAACAACACCATCTAAAAATTCATCTATGGGGAAGTCTGCTTCATATTTTTTACTTTTCTTTTCCATAATACTTAGACTTTGCCAAGTACATATTGTATGAGTTTTATCATACTCTTTTCTGTCACCAAACAGCACACCAACATCAAGTCCTAAATTCTTGTAGTCACGTTCTGTTTGTACAACCAAATCCTTGTTAGGAACAATCACTATTGTTCTACCAAAGGGTTCACAGCAATCGCTTAAGGCGGCTGTTATGAGCGTCTTACCGGCACCTGTAGCCACCTCCTGCAAACTCTGTGGATTCTTTAAGAAGTTATTGATTACTTCAACTTGGTAATCTCTAAGGATAATAGGTTCGCCTTCTGCAGGATGACCCTTGGGCCATGCAACATTTTCATATCTTGTTTGCTCTATTTCCTCAAAGTTCAAGTTCCAAACATTCCTGTTGTCTTGAACTTCAATGTCATAGCCTGCTTTTTGCACTATGGGTAATAACTTGTCCAGCAAGTTCATATAAGTTCTGCCGCCAATGTCGCAGAATCTCACACAACCATCCCAACGTCCCAATTTGTATGCTGGCATGTGATAAGCATACGGCAAAAAGAACTTTACTGCATCTGAAATAGCACGTCTAGTTTTAACATCAAGTCCAACAAACTTAACGTTTACTTCATCTCTAATTTCTAGAACGCATTTACCCATAAAAGTTATCCCTTAATTTGCTATTATATTACCAATTGTAGTCCATTGTCAAGTAAAATTCTCTACCCTGATTTTCATAAAAAGGTACAACCTCGACAACTTCGTCTGTTACATTTTCTACTTTAAAAGATAGTGTAAACTTTTCCCATTTTTTAGTGACATAAAAATCTAACTTTTCTAAATCTTCTAGATATGTTTGACCTTCTGGGACAACATCAAATTCGCTTGGTAGCCTGTCTAAGTTTATAGCATACCTAACTCTAAATTCGATATCATTAAATGTTTGTCTCCAATCAATTGTACTAGAGTACTTTGGTGCTCTAGGTTGGTCTGTGTCGTTATACATCAGCAACACTCTAATAGGACCAAACACCTGGTTATATTTGATACCTTGTGTGATATATTTGCCTGCATTAAAGTATTGGGGATTTACAAAAACATCGCCCAATGTAAAACCTTCTTGATATTCTATAGTTTCATCAAATTCAAATCTGTACAGTGACAGTACACCGTAACCCAATTCATAACCTACACCTTCTTCAGGTTTTAAATCTTTGTTGCCTAATACAAAATCATCTCCAAACAATTCATAAAGTGTTGGCTTCCTAAAACTATTGCCCACATTTAAAAAGAACTGATTTTTAGATATACCAAGTCTTAGAGCATGTTGTTTGTCGTTTCCTAGCCTAACACCAAAATTGTAATCGACAATAAAATTAGCATTTGCTTGAAAAAATATTCCATAGTTTTCATCTCTATAAATATTTTTTCCAGCAGACGAACTTGTTTCATAATATAAATTTTCTGCATCTAGTCCATAGTGTACAGATAGGTTATTACTGAGTTTTGATGTTTCAGTTATTCTAATATAATCAGTGTAACTATTATTTGTATAAGTTTCGATTGACTTAGTGTAGTAATCGCTACTCACATAACTTCTTCCTAATGTAAAATAGTCATTGCGGATAGATAGATTGTAACGTACACCATCTTCAACACAATCGTTACTGGTGCTAAAGTCCACAGCATCAAAACAATTATCATAATCATAATCATAGTCTGAATACTTTCCAGTGAATATCCAATCACCAAATTCTACCACAGTTTTAATTTGACTAAATTCATACGAATCCTCTTCATCGTTGTCATTTCGAACACTGTCAATATCTTCTTCTAATCTCACAAATTGAATTTGGTCAATTGGTGCAACTCTGACATAGTTGACTTCATCTTCTACTCTCACAGTCATACCAGAATCAATCGAGTCCTGTATTAGCACTGTGCCAGCAATACTGCCACTGCCGTACAACACGCCATTGGCGCCGGATATAACTTTTATTTTTTCACCTGATACAATATCATGCCCGAAGTTGTACCACCCGCTACCGGGCTCATTAGAGGGTATACCGTTTACAAAAACTGATGTGTGAGTTGTTTGAGTTCCTTTCTCATTGTAGCCCACAAAGCCTCCATATCCTCCCGGGTTATAAGTAAATGCAGGAAGTATGGAACTGATCAGTCTACTGCTTGAAACAGGCTCAGTTTGATATAACTCTTCCTGTTGTCCTATCACTAAAACTTCTTCTATTTCATCTGCGTTGGCTTCCGATGCCCACAACATGAATAGCATGAATACAAAAACAGCATACAAGGGTGCAAAGTTTAAGTGAAAGTTTTTATCAAATTCTTTCATTATTTCTCCATGTTAATTAACAGTATTAATTATACACAAAGAAATAGAAAAGTCAAGAAATATTTAATAAAGTGAAGCCCGGGAGGCCCCGGGCTTCGATGGTGCTCTGGGTGGGGGATGACTAACGTTTGAGCACCAGGGAACCGTTAGCAGTATTACTTATTTTAGATACTACCCTTCATACAAGTAGTTCTGGCTAATGACTGCCAGTTAGCAGGATCCATTTTCCTAAGGTCGGAAATTTTAAGAACCATACGCAAACTGATTTCTCTCAACTTGTCTGCATTGTCAAGCATAAAGTCAATGATCTCTTTATCGCCATCTGCACCAAACTCGTATTCTTCAAGCATACCATCACGAACAATTTGCTTGATTCGAATAAACTTATCACGAATACTGTTCATTGTAAGATCCAAGTAGTGACACCTTGACATAAGAGCCGCCAAGTGGTCCTTAATCTTCTTAGAACGAACGTTTTCGAAATCAACGTTAGTAATAAAGATACAACCACCTTTGAACTCAAACCTATCAGGTATACCTTCCCTACGAAGTGCGTTGGACTCTGACTTCCAAGTAATGTATCGCTTCTTACCTGAATCAAGTGTAGCCTTAAGCATGTTCAAACATACTTCATCAAACAACACAGAGTCACAGTCATCAAATACTAGAATGTTGCCTGCTTCTGAGTTATTGTAAAGAGTTTGGAAAAGACCAATTGGAGTTACAGAACCTTTTACAACTTCTGTTCTCTTAGGCTTACCAGCAACTTCAGTAAGCATGTCATAGTCTTCAAGAACTGTTTCAACACCAAATGACTTACCAACACCTGGA